ACTAGTTGATTATATCACCACTCAGAACGCTGAAACCCAAGCATGGGTTGATGCTGCTGAGGGACGTTGGGCAGGAATGATACCTACCGACCCTGCTTTCTTTGAAGAGAATGGTTGGACTACTCTCGTTAAATACAAGCGTGCTATGTTGGAAGAAGACGCTTACTATACACTTGCAGAAGCATATAGTAAGAGTTATGCTAGAGCTCACAACTTCAGTAGTATGACTGATGCAGAGTTAAATGATCTTTGTGAAAGTGCTTGTAAAACCATTGAGTCGAATATGAAAGAAGAGGCTGAGTGGGAGCAAAAATGTGTCGATACATTCAAGTCTATTCTTACTAACGCTATCAACTATGGGGCTCGTGATGAAGAGACTGCTCTACGTTGGTTAGTAGAGGGCGAAGACTTTTGCCACAGTCAAGACGTTGAGTCTTTTGTTTATGGATACGGTATCCTGTTCACAGACTATGGTAAAGAAATTGTCAAAAAAATAATGAACATTGTAACCTACAAGGAGTTTGTATAATGGTAGATGTAATTCGTGATATCAATATCCTAGAGTCTTTATTGATTGCTATGGATGAGGGTGCGTCTGATGAGAAGCGAATGGCGCTTCAGTCAGTTGAAAATTTGATTGCAGAGAAGAAAGAAATTATCTCTGCGTTTGAAAAGGAGTTTGCAGATGATACGCAACAAGAAGCCTAATGACAAAATTGTAATTGATTTGACAGGCCCACAAGGAAATGCATTTTTTCTTTTGGGTACTGCAAAGAGGTTTGCAGAAGAGTTGGGTGAAGATGTAAACGCTATCATTACAGAGATGAAGTCTAGCGACTACGAAAACCTTATTTCTGTGTTTGATAAATACTTTGGACACTTTGTAATTTTGGAGAGATAACATGGGTGCAATTGAACATTCTATTTTGGCGACAGGACTTCTTGCCGCCGCATATTACTTTGGCATTTGGAAAGGTAAGCGTGATGTTATAGATGATGTCGTAACATCAACCCTTGAAACTCTAGAGAAGGGTAACTATGTAAAAGTATTCTATAACGAAAAAACAAAAGAAAAAGAACTAATACCTCTTGACAAACCTTTGTGACTGTGGTATTGTAGTTTGGTAAGTGAGAAATAAATTATGTATAAAACTTTAGAAGAGGCAGTAGCGGCTGCCCAAGAATTAAGTGAGACACTAGAAAGCTATGTCAAAATTACTCTTTGTCCAGAAGGAAAAGGGTATGAATTGTTTGGTACTGGTGAACTTGTAAAAACCGTGAAAGGGTAAATAAAAATGAAACGAACTTTAATTATCACAACTGCGTTAGCAACAGCGTTGTTCACAACATCTGCTTATGGACAAGATGCGTCTGTTGAGGATAAATACAAAGTTGTGGAAAAACGATATCCACACACAGAACATGTATGTACTACAGTTGATGTTCCTATCTATGGTAACGTAGGTGGTGGAGCTTCTGGTGCAGATGTTCTGGGTGGAATGATTCTCGGCGGGATACTTGGTAAAGGTATCAGTGGAGATGATAAAGGTGCTGCCGCTGGTGCAGTACTAGGTGGAGTTTTCTCTGCCGATAAAAAGAAAAAAGGTAATCAACAAATTGTTGGTTATAAACAGGAACAGCGTTGTCAGCAACACACTACATATACTACTGAGAGAAAAGAAGTTTACTCTCATAGTGTTGTAACTTTCTGGCATGAAGGAAACGAGTACAGGGTTAAGTTTAATCGTTATTAATGATTAATTCTGCCCGTAGCTCAACTGGACAGAGCAACAGCCTTCGAAGCTGTAGGTTATAGGTTCGAGTCCTATCGGGCAGGCCAATTTGAGGAAAATATGAGGTACAACAAATATAATAAAAGAAAAAACTTTAAGCAAGAACAGCAACCACAAGGTTTAACTGTGATTGTTCGTGATAACGATGTGAATAAAGCATTGAGAGTTCTGAAGAAGAAATTGTTGAATGATGGATTCTTCCAAGAACTTAGGGAAAGAACATTCTATGAGTCCAGAGGTACTAAACGTAGAAAGGCAAAGTTGGCTGCTACGAGAAGGTACAAGAGGAAGATGGAAAAACGTAAAGAAGAACTTGGATTTTAAGTAAGGATTTAGAAATGGCAAGGCGTGCTACGAAAACAGAAAACGATTCAACTCTACCGAAACCACGCAAGAAGCGTAAACCAATGACTGCCGAGCAGAAAAAGGCAGCAGGCGAAAGACTTGCAAAGGCTAGAGAGAAACGTCTTGCAGAAAATCCACCAGAGTATAAATCAGTTCATCCTAGTGTTCTAGCTCGAGGTGACGATGATGCTTGGGCGCATAAGAAAGTTAAAGAGTGGATTAAAACTCAAAAGAGTTTGATGTCTGCTGAGCGCTCAAACATACGAGCAAAGGTTAAGGGTGCAATTGCACGATACGAATCCCATCGTGGATATATCAGAAACTTAGAAACTTATCTAAGAACTGGTGAATACCATGATATGTTTTGGGGTGAGTATCAAGAGCATCGTTGTAAGTCAATCTGTCTTGTAATGGCGTATCACCCAGACGGCACACCAAAGAGAAGTGTTGGCACATGGTATCCAGATATTAGGTGCGAGTGGACGAAAGAGATGGAAAATGAATAATGACAACATAATCAATTTCCCCTTGAAGTTTAATAAGACTGTTAAGGTTGATAATACTGGTGCTAGGGTTCGTGAACATATGTTGTTTACAGAGAACCTTACAGAATCCCTTGTTGTGAACATGATACATAACATGTCTGAAAATGGTATTGATGTTGACAGGCAAGCGTTCCTTAGAGATACATCATTCTTAATTGAATTGATTAAGAGTATGGTGTATAGAGATGGTGGACTTGACCATCCACTACAGGATTTTACAGCGATGTTTACTCAGTACATAGAAGAAGAGGACGGTAGCAGCACATTAGATATTGACCTTGATTTGATTAAGGAAGTTTCCCTAGAAGTTGGTGGTGATGATGAACCAGAACCACCAAAAGTAAGTTAGCGCCTGTTTAGCTCAGCTGGTAGAGCAACTGATTTGTAATCAGTAGGTCGGGAGTTCGATCCTCTCAACAGGCACCAGATTATTTTAACGGAGTATAGCACAGTCTGGTAGTGCGCTGCGTTTGGGACGCAGAGGTCTAAGGTTCGAATCCTTATACTCCGACCAAAAATCTATTGACAATGTGTTTTATATCTGGTATGATAGTACATAAATAAAAGTGAGAATACTATGATTTTAGTGGACATGAACCAAGTGACTATCAGTAATCTGATGGTACAAATAAACTCTACCAAGAGCAAGACGGTAGATGAGGATTTGGTTCGTCATATGGTTTTGAATTCTTTACGGATGTACCGTTCAAAGTTTTCTGAAGCATTTGGTGAACTTATTCTTTGTTATGACAGCAAGAAGTATTGGAGAAGAGAGTACTTCCCCAACTACAAATCAAACAGAAAAAAAGATAGAGCGAAGTCTGACTTAGATTGGAATACAATTTTTGATACACTCAACTCTATTCGTGATGAGATTCGTGAGACTTTCCCCTACAAGGTATTAGAGGTGGAAGGTGCAGAGGCAGATGACTGTATCGCCGTAGTGTGTAAGCACATATCTGAAACACCAAACGAGTTTGAACATATCTTAATTTTGTCGGGAGATAAAGATTTCATACAGTTGCAAAAACACAACTTTGTAAAACAATATAGTCCTGTATTGAAAAAGTTTATCAACGGTATTGATCCGACTATATATATTAAGGAACATGTGTTAAAGGGCGATAGAAGTGATGGTATTCCAAACTTCTTATCACCAGACAATACATTCGTAGATGAGTTGCGACAGAAACCTATGTCGAAGAAAAAGATTGCTGGTTGGATTGAACATGAACCAGAAGATGTTTTCAATGAAGAGATGATGCGTAACTATCAACGAAACAAAACGCTAATTGATTTGGAGTGTATTCCAGAAGACTTGACAAGTAAAATCCTAGATGAATATAGGAAACCACCTCAAGGCGACAGGAGTAAACTTCTAAATTACTTTATTAAAAAGAGATTGAGAAATCTTATGAACGACATTGGAGAATTTTGATTATGGCAATATCAACATACACACCGTTACTTTCTGAAGTATTGAAGAAAGTACACAACGCTAAGACTAAGAGTAAGAAGATTGAAATATTAAAGGAACACGATTGTGATGCTTTAAGAATGATTATGAAGTCTTCTTTCGACCCAAACATTGAGTGGGTCATCCCAAACGGAGAAGTTCCCTTTACTGCAAACGAAGCAGAAGAAGGTACGGAACATACTGTATTGCGTAAGGAAGCAAAAAAATTGTTTAACTTTATTAAAGGTGGAAACAATGCAATTGCTGGATTCAAACGTGAGAATATGTTCATTCAAATGTTGGAGGGATTGCATATATCTGAAGCAGAAATAGTTATCGCTGCTAAAGACAAATCCCTTCATAAAGTTTACAAAGGACTCTCTGACAATGTTGTCAAGGAAGCTTTTAATTGGAATGATAACTACATGAAACAGGAGTAAACAACATGAGTTTCAAACTATCTAACAGGTCGAAAGGCAAACTAGAAGGAGTGCATCCAGATATGGTTGCAGTCGTTGAGCGTGCCATTGAGTTGACGAAGGTCGATTTCGGCGTAACATATGGTGTCCGTGAGCTTGAGGAACAAAAACGCCTCGTAGCATCAGGACGCTCACAGACTATGAAGTCTAAACACCTTGTCCAAGAAGACACTGGTTATTCACATGCAGTTGATGTTGTCGCTTATGACGGTTCTGATGTTGTGTGGGAAATCAATGTGTATGACGATATCTGCGATGCTTTCAAACAAGCTGCAGAAGAGTTAGGTGTAGCAGTCAAGTGGGGAGCTGCATGGAGTGAGGGCGATATTCGTTCTTATGACGGTACAGCAGAAGACGCTATGAATGCATACATCGACCTACGGCGCTCACAAGGCAGACGCCCATTTATTGATGGGCCTCATTTTGAGTTGATCGTATAGCGGATGCGGTGGCGCTCTATTTCTCCTTTCTCTTCTTACACCACAGAAATGAGCGCCACCGCCAGAGGCAGAATTAATATGACAGACATAACACCAATTCTTCCAGTGCAAGTAGTGAGTAACTACACACGAAGTCACCATACAGGAGAAAATACGACTACATCCGTAGTCAAATATACTCAGGTAGGGGATGGCCCAATCAGGGTAACGGAGACAACCTACACTACATATAATGCTAGAGGCGAATCAGTAGAGTCTTCAAAACAGACAGGACAAGTACTAGATGTGACTGTCTGATAAAAAAATAATTAAAAATAATTTCTAAGTCCCTGTTTTTACAGGGATTTTTTTTGCAAAAAAGACTTGACTTTGTTATCAAAACATGTATAATATAGGTATAAGTTGATGAAAAGAGGTATGTATGAACTTGATTGATGTAAGAGGCGGCACTAAGTTCCAGAAGGAAGTCGCTTTCAAAGTAGTCTCTCAAATGATTTCAGAACTGATGCCCCGAATGAGGACGCTAGAAATATCAGTTCGTATCCGTAAGTTCTCTGATGACGCAATCGGTTACTGTATGATGGAAGATACCAATCGACAGTTTGAGATTGAGGTTAGTAAAGACTTGTCTCTGAAGGACTTTGTTACTGCCCTGTGCCATGAGATGGTACACGCTAAGCAGTATGCACGAAATGAAATGTCTGGTGATGCGATTGACAGACGTTGGAAGAAAACCACTGTTCCAGATTCAGTTGGTTATTGGGACTTGCCTTGGGAGAAAGAGGCATACCGAATGGAAGACAAATTGACACAGATTGTTTGGGAAAAAAATATTCTATAAACCCCTTGACAATCTATTGACAATTTGATATTATAGCTATGTTGACAATGAAATGGAGTACTAAATTATGACACAAGTAGCAGTTATTCACGCAGCGTTTGAGGATACACCACATACAGTTGCATTTGTAGATGTTCCTGATTTACCATCAGATACAGAAAAACTTGAGTATGCTTATCGTTGGACTAACAACGTAATGGGTTCTTGGAGTATCAAAGAAGAATACTTTGAGGGTGGTGAAAAGAATGGTGACTATAATCCAAACGTCACTGTTATGGCTCCGCTTAAAGAAGTGGATGGACAAACATATGGTTTACGTTCTACAAGTATGAACGACCAGATGTTATTGGGTACTAAGAAGTACAAAGTTGCAATGATGGGTTTTGAGGAGATTGTATAATGGGTAAAGTAAATGCATATCTGATGGATGTACAGGAATTTGTTTTTGATTTCTATACAGACTCAGGCGAGTTAACGAGTGAAATCAGTACTACTGATGATATTATCAAAGCAGTGAAAGAAGAGTTTGGTAGTGGAATGGCAGTAGATGCTGCAAGGGAACAAATCAGCCAGATTGAACATGGTTGGTGGTAAGGATAATTTATGATTAAAGAATTAATGCTGGCATCTTTGGTGTCATTTCATGGACATCCCATATCACCAGAAGACTTAACACAAGGACAGATAGATGAACTGGTGAGAGTGGAGACACAGTGTCTTGCTATGAATGTCTATCACGAATCACGAAACCAAGGGACTGCTGGACAGATTGCAGTCGCTCACGTTACAGTAAATCGTGTAAAGGATAGTCGCTTTCCAAATACAGTTTGTGGAGTAGTCTACCAAGGACTGCACCGTCCAAGTTGGAAAGGTACAGGAGAGATGATACCAGTTCGACACAAGTGTCAGTTCAGTTGGTATTGTGATGGCAAGGCAGATACCATCTATGATGAAGAGACATTTAATAAGATTTATGACTTGACAAGCTTGATGATGGATGGTACAATAAGAATTATAGATATCACTGATGGTGCAACTCACTATCATGCTGATTATGTTTCGCCCTCTTGGGCAAGGACAAAGACAAAAACAGTTGAGATAGAAGACCATATCTTCTATCGTTGGGAGAAGTAATGAACATATTCTACATGCATCCAGACCCTAAAATTTGTGCCCAGATGCACAACAACAGTCATTGCAGTAAAATGATTATCGAATACGCTCAACTCATGTCCACTGCACATCGTACTATGGATGGTGAGATGTATTACGGTAGGACAAAGAACGGAAGTAAAATCAAGCGCTGGTTACACCCAGAAGATGTTATGGAAACAACTCTATACAAGGCATCTCATATCAATCACCCTAGTGGTATCTGGACTCGTGAGTCTCGTGCTAACTATGAGTGGTTGTATACTATGTGGTGCGAACTGAATGAAGAGTTTATCTGGCGTGGTTTCAAGAATGGTGAATACCATGAAACCTACAACAAACTAAAAGACTTGCTTAGTGAACCACCCAAGTCTATGAAACAAGGCACGTTTACACAACCAACCCCAGCGATGCCTGATGATGTGAAGAACAAGGATTCTATTCGTGCGTACAAAGACTATTACGTCAAGTACAAACAACACCTTGCAAAGTGGACAAAACGAGGCTCACCAGATTGGTATGAGTTTCCAAATGCAGCGTGAGGGGTATTACGATTATATGCTTCGTAGAAGCAGAGAAGAGGATGAGAAAATGAAAGAACCAGTATTTGAAAAGGGCTATCCTTCTTTTGAGGCGGTGAATTCAAAAACTATAACTGAAACACAGTTGTTTGAAGACCAAATAAGAGAATTAAATTCCAGTTATTATTCGTGTATAAATAGAATAAAGGAGTTGGTTGAAGAGAACCATCGACTTAAAAATGAAATTGAAGAATTGAAAAATAATGCCAACGTATAGTGTGAGAGATAATGATACTGGTGAGATGGAAGAAGTCTTTATGACATACTCCGCTCTCCAAGAATATCTAAAAGCAAATCCAAACAAGGAAAGTGTTATAACTTCTGCCCCAATGATTATTGGTGGTACAGGGATGAGTGGGATAAAGGTCGACAACGGATTCAATGAAGTGCTGCAGAAGGTGGGAGAGTCTCATCCTAACAGTAACCTTGGACAGAGGTATGCCAAGAGATCAGCTAAAGATATTAAGACGCAAGCGGTGGTGGATAAACATCGTAAACGACAAGGGAAGAAATAATGGGTAAAGCAAAAGAAATTAGACTAGATAGTCTGGTAAAAGTTAAACCGATTACT